CCCCGTTATCTCTTGCTCCAGCCAAGACGCCACCCTCTGCTGAGACGGCGTCAGGGACGACCCCATCACCAACCTTGGCGGAGTTATCTGCATCTCCGATCCCATCGTCATCTCTCCTTACCACCAGGTCCCGCCTGCCTTCCACCAGCCTGCTAAGCGTATCTTCCCTCAACCTATATTCTACCACAGAACTAATGTGTTTGAAACCCCACCTGCGGTATAAAGCATCGGGATTTCTCGTTGTCTCAGCCCTGATAGCTGTCTTTCCCATGTTCTCACACCAGACCTGAAGCCGCAAGAACATCTCATCGAGATGCTCCTTGCCCCAAGCCTGATATAGTATGGCATAGGGCAGATTCTGGGGAGCAAAGGCCACGCAGAAGCTGAGAATCTTATCCCCCTCGATGCAGCAGAGGACAAACAGCTTCTCATCCCGAATCATCTCCCTAAGCCACTGCGCCAATGAGGCATCGGCATTTACGAACCTGTCACTTATCAGCTCGATTGCCTTCGGACTTCTTGCCCGAATTATCTTCATGGCTCACTCCCCATATGAGATATCAACACCCCACGTTACGGTCGTATTACCTTTGACGACCATAGCCTTGGATTTACTTGTATTTACGTAGATATGGGCACTATCAGCAACAGCAGGCCAATCGCTATCTATAGATACAATCTCATGCCAATGAGTATAGGGTGCATAAATCCCATTATGGTTATGGTCTGCCCTCGCATAGAGCACAGAATGATCGTCATCGCCATGAGTCTTCTTTGAATATGTTTCCGAATGGTCGGCATCGCCATGAGGAATCTTTGAGTAATCTTCAACATGACACTCATCACCATGCTCAATCGGAGCATATCGTTCATCACAGATTTCAAGAATGGCATTCATCAAATCATCGAAGATACCTTGGTCATTTATTATCTTCTGAACTATGTTCTGAACTATAACCTGATTCCCGCCTATGGCAAGCTGGACATTCTGACTGCCATCAACAACATTAATCACCTGCTCAGACAAAGTATTGAATTCGAAGACATTAGCTATGCTCTGGAAGCTGCTTATGACCTGCTTCGTAAAGTCAGAAACACAGGGGTCCGAGACCGGCCTTGGCAGAGGTATGCCACTAAGCTTACGCTGAAGCAGACTCATCTTCCACCCTCATTGAACCATAGCCTGTACCACCGGACCTCGAACTTGCCCTCGAATTTGACACTGGTCTTATTGCTACAGTATTGAACAGGAAGCCTGTATATCTCATACTCGCTCGAAAGACTTATGGACTGAGTCCAATCTCCCACATAGACCGTCAGGTCTTCGCCTCTGGCCTCAAACTCCAGTTCATGCCATCGTGTATACTCAGGCGTGATAATGTCAGGCATCAGGACAAAGCCATCATCAAGGCTATTATAATCAGCCTGATACTTCAGAATATTGCTATCCCCTATGAGCGAAGCCGCCACGGTCTCAGTGCCTGCGGCATTACAAGCTATCGCTTGAGAAGAAGCTGAAAGCCTCCCATATTTTGGCCCATTGCAGACAGCAGCCAAAGTCAACGTTCCCTGTGCTAGCGCATTAATCGGCTTATCCCACCTGCTCCAGACGCTTCCATAGGGACAGTCAGGGCATCGGTAATAGACGAGAGTCCCCTTGGAATTACTAAAGACGACCTTCCGCCTGACAGCATCGAAACCCATAATCAGGCTATCGTCCACTATCTCAGACAGAAGCCTGTTAATATTCGAGCCTATGTCCCTCAGCTCCCGATTTCCATCATTAAGCAGGACTCCGTCCTTACGGACTACGAAATGGACAGAGCCATCAGAAATTGCGTCTACGACGTAGGCTGAGAATTGGGGGAAGAAGCCAAAGATTATGTCCCCTCCAACATAACGCATCTCTATGCCACCTTCGGAGGTATATACGATGAGAGAATCCCCTAGAGGAAGCATTCGCTTTATGTTGCCATTCACATAGGAGAGGTCTTCCTGCACAAACAGGTCACCCACTTCGGACCATATGACCGCATTCTCTTCCCATGAAGTGGTCTTAATACCTCCATAGATGAACCTATCGTGAAAGAAGGCGACGCTACGGCAACCGGTGAATCCAGAGATTATGGCTGGACAAGCTTCAAACGAACCTGTCCCATTCCACCTGACAACCTTCGTATCACCATTGGTGGCCAGAACCCATCTGACGCCATTAAGGTCTGTCCCTACGGCCCACTGTACAGCCGTTGCGCTCCATCCTGTAGGAGTAATGTCTGTAGCTGCACCATCAGCCGTGACCTTATAAATGTTTGACGAGGTGAACACGACGTACAGCGAACCGTAGGGACATATTCCCTTAATCTCCCCTGCAAGGGTACATAGGGATTCCAGCTTCTGAGGACTTTTGATGGTCCAATGCTCGAAGTCTCCATTACAATCCACACAGAATTTCGGTTCAGGCAGAGTATCTCGAACGTTCAGTCCACAGAACGGAAAGGTGCTTTGCTGAGGCATGTAGTATCTTGACTGTCTCATCTTATCCTCATAATTGCAAGGCCGCCATCGCATGTGCCATGAAGGGTCACTATATCCCCAACAGTCAGCTTCCGGACAGGTCCATTCACCTTGACAGTATTCACGTAGATATCCACAGTGCTTGGCAGCATAAATAGATAGACTCCGGTCTTCTGAACAGTCAGGGCACTGCCATCCCATTCTGAAAGCTCATCATAGTCTGCTGTGAAGGTTATGTCATCATCAGTAACAGTTGCAGAGCCATAGACGAACGTCCCACCGTTGAAGACAGGCCGCCAAGCACTTCCGTCCCAGAGATTCAGACCAGTTTTTACCCATAGACGACCCTCATCATTAGAATCCAATGCTGTATTTCCGTCCGGCCTATACTGTGGAGCGCTGGTATCATAATACGCCTTTGCGCTGCCTTCGGCATGCTCACCCCCAACAGAGGCATTGTCGAACTCTGCATGCTCCTTGGACAACCGAAGATTTACAGCAGCCTTGGTATCCCGAATGCTGGAAGGAATAGACAAAATGAGAGCGTTATCCGCAGGCTCACTCTCATTCCACGACGTCCCATCGGGCATGCTTCACCTCCGTCTTCGGCTTTATGACTGACATCCGGTCTGCAACCAGGAAGCGCCTTAGCGCCACCTCACCCATATTATCCCACAGGGCAGCACTATCCTGAACGTTCAGGAGTCTGAACATCCGAGCTGTAGTCTTACAGAAGAGAACCTCATCTGTCCCCGGAATCGGATTCTCATCCTCAAACTCCAGCCTCATGTATCCTTCGAGCCTGAAAGACGTATCCTGACCCAAAGGTCTATCGAGAGTCAGAACCTTGTTGCAATATGAGCACTCAGCAGGATATCCGGAGTAGGTCAACTGGGGAACCTGCGGTGCTATCCTGATATCAGTATATGTCCCATTGTAATAGCTAACCCTGATGAGGCTGATGAAATCAGGAACCTCCAGAGTGCTGCTGCCTTTCAGGCCAGAGACATAATGAATCCTCTTCGAGGCCTCAGGCTGCCGTTGCAAAAGCTCCTCGAAGGCAAGGTCCAGCATAGACCCTGTCTCAGTCCTGTCAGTCCGGCCTATGGCCGCATTAACAAGGCTGATTATCTGCGACCTAAGCATCCAGACGCCTCCACGTAGTAGTCGTAGAAGTGACATGGGCAGCCACATAGACACGATTATTCGTGGTATCTATGACCAAGTCGCCATCGGCAGATGCCAAGTCAGTATCATCTGTAGGTGTACCTGCATTGGTGAACAGCCGGATATGCCTCTTCAGCCTCCGGCTAAGCAACGTTCTGGCCAGCTTTCTGGCCCCAAGGGAAGCCACTAGCTGCATCCTGCACCTCCTAGTCTTCAATTCTATGCCATGTCAGATGACCACACCTGACATCGCCACGGCCTATGATTTTACCCCCAGACCTCCGGACTCTCTCACAGAAGGCATAGTCTTCGCCTATGATAGGCGGAATCGGTTCCCACATATCAGGCCCAAGATGCTCCCTAACGAACCGAAGGTCTATGAGTGTGAATCCCATACCACAACCATCTATCTCAACCTCCGGTTCGCAACTCCAGAATGGCTGATTACCCTTCTTCCACGTCGGAATCTTAACCTCAGGGTTCCGCCTATAATAGAAACCAGCCACAACCTCAGCCTTGACCTCAGCCAGCTTCGAGATGCCTCCGGCTGGAGGAATTACATCTGAATCCATAAATAGAAGTCTGTCTGCACCCACTGAAAGAGCCTTTTCAAGAAGGACCTGTCTCACCTGGTAGAACGAAGCGACTCCGTCAACATGGAGGACAGCGACTTTGTCAATAAGTCGTGCTTCAGCTCCTACAGAGAGCAATGGTCCCACCATAAATGGTGAGACAGGTCCATAGGTTGGGATAGCTATTGCTATCATACAATGTTCACGAACACCTTTATGTCCGTAGCTACAGTGACACCAGTAGTAAGATCTTCCAGGGCCACAATGGGAGTTGCCTTAACGGCACCTGCCGTATCCTTATAGAGATGCGCTACACCGGCAACCTGACGGCCAAGCAGAATGTCTCCCTTGGCTATAGCCTGACCACTGGCATAAGCCGTAGCCGTACAGACCCCTGAGACCAGCACCCAGCCATAGGAACCAGCAGGTAAGCCATCCTCCGCCATCACGATGCCTGCAATGAGGTTATGGCCTTCAGTCCCCACCGTATACGGAAGATAGACATTGGTCAAAGCTGCATCATCAGGATCATGGTAGCACACACCCTTATAGGGCAATGTGGCAGACGACTCCGCGTTCTTCACGAAGCGATAGCGCTTACCCCCTATCTCGATGATGGTCCCGACCTCGTTATAGGGGTCAGAAGTCGAAGAACCACCGAGAGGACAGACATGAGCAATCTTCTCCATCTCACACCTCCTTTACGCCTCATAAAGCCTACCGTGCCTGTGCGGAGCAGTCGTAATAAGATTATAGGCACAGACAATCTGCATCCTCCGCTCAAGCTGGTCCGGTATGGGCTTCCACTCAGTGGGAGTCAGCCACATAGACGGGTCATAGACAACCTCCAGCTTCTTGCTGTTGAGCATCAGAAGCTGCTCCTTCCCGCTTATGTTGATATTCGGACTCCACACCCAAATGGCACCCTTAAACATCTGGGTCTCAAAGGACAGGTCCAGATTCCTGGCCAGCACAATCTGAGCGCCCTCAACACCGAAGTCCTCGTACATCTCGTATAGATTCTGACTCGATATGATGATGTCCGGAACGGTCTTCCCTCCCTGACTCACAGTGTTGAACAGGTTCCTCATGTCGCTGACAAGGTTGACAGCAATAGGCGTAGTGAAAGCCTTATAATTCGCCTGCCACCACGAATTGCTCCGGTCAATCTTGCCAAGAGTTCCCGTGGTCCTGCTGGCATACGGAGCGACGATGTCATTCAGCGAAGCCGGTTCAGTACCCGACTCATCGGAGTTGAAAGTCTGGAAGACCTTCTCCTCGAACCGCTCACTGAGGGCATCTTTGGCAGCCGTCAGCTTCTCAGCAACGTATTCCTTAATCCTGTACTTCCCGCGATTGGCCCTGTCATCAGTAGCAGAGCGAGTCACGTCCACACCACAGAAGCGGAAGGGCCACATCGCCATCGTCTCAAGGTTCGGGTCCTGCGCGGTGAACTGAGTACCCTTCTGGAACGTCTGGGTCTCAGGCAGATTGTACCGAACCCTTCTGGTAATGTAGTCCCCACCTTCCTGCGGCTTGAAACATCCCTTGGCCTTCAGCGTGCCCCATACGGGGTGCTCTCCCAAAGCGACGTCCTCCGCCTCCTTGGCAATCTCAAGCCAGGTATTCAGGAAGAGGTCGTCAAGCTGGGTAGTAAACGATGGTATACCCATAGTTTATTCTCCTATCTCAACCTTCTCCAATGCTGAAGTAAGCGCTTCTGAGAAGTTCTGCTTCTTTCTCTTCCCTTCTCCAGACCCAGGCTTCTCGATCTCATCAGTGCGCCTCAGCATTCCCTGCCTCTGCCTTCTGGCCTTCGCCACAAGGTACATCTCCTCCAAGCTTAATGGAACCCTGCCCTCTTTCTCCACTTCGTGTGCTATCTTAAGCACGTCCTCTCCAAAGAGGTCAAAATCCTTGAACTTCTTCCGGCATTCTGCCACAGCCTGCTTGACCTTCTCAGCCTCATCAAGCTCATCCTTTTTCTTGAGCAGCTCAACCTTTTCCTTCAGCTCCTTAACTGTCTGCCGCAGGGCTTCAATGTCATCCTGCGGCTTCTCCTGAGCTTTTGGCTCTTCCTTAGGTTTTTCCTCAGCCTTAGGCTTCTCATCAGCCGGAGGCTTCTCTTCGGCCGGAGGCTGAGGCTTTTCCTCTGCCGAAGGCTCACCACTCAAGAGCTTCTCAAGATCAACCTGGTCCTCAGACATTGTACTTCTCCTTTCTTCTGCTCAACCTGAATGCCCTTCCATACGACACGGCTATTGCCCTTTGAAGAGCCTTCAGCTCCGACGGAGCTGGCAGACTTTCCCACTCAACCTTCCACTCTCCGGTCTCAGCCTTATAAATCGTCAATCCAGGGCACCGAGAGTAAGCTGGCACCTGTGCTCCTCCTCGTACTTCTTCTTGAAGTCTCGAAGCTCCCTGCTTGACCGGAACGTCATGGGCTCCGGCCCCAGATTTTCCAGCGTCAATGGCCATCTTACCGCCCTATCCTTTCTACCCGGCCCCTTGCTGATTACCACCGGAATTGAGAACACCCTCTCCATTATCCGGCCGCACCGGCACTTGGGAGGTTCCCTGCTGGGAATTTCCACCTGCTCCCCGCATTGACATCTGAATTCGTAAAGCGGCATCTGAAAATACCTCACCAAGGTCCAAGTCCTCGCCTACGGCATTAGCCACAAGTTCACGCAGCTTGATGGGGTCCATGCTTGGGTCCCGACTCAGGAGCATATAGAGCTGCATGGCTGCATTCTTCCTCTGCTCCTGCGAGGCTACTGCTTCTGTGGCAAGCCGTATTTTGTAGTTATACGTCCCCTTCAGCTCCTGCCCTATGACCGGCCTCCAATCGTCACGGGCCACCTGCACGAACCTCGGAAGCGACCAGAATTTGAAAATCAAACTGTTCACCTTAGCAAATATATCACCGTATGTCCGGGAAATCAAGCCTTCCCTGCGGGAAAGTCTCGTCTCGCTTCCGCGCTGGACTATGGCCGCCTCATAGGCCGTCCTCCGACCAGTTACTTCGTATTCACCAAATTGGTTCCGGCTAAGGCCAACCACCTCGCGGGCATTCCGCCGGACATATTCAGCCTCCTGCTGGAGAATCATATTGTTATTCGGGGGCGTCAGCGGTATAATGGCATCCCTAAGGCCCCCATCAATGCCAAAGGCTATGCCGGCCTCACCCTCGATGAAGTTATCCACCTCCTCCTGCGTCAACCTCGTCTTATCATAGAAGAACCGCAGGTTCGAAAGCCTACGCTGTTTGCACAACGTGTTGCAGATATCCAGCAGCTCGGCCTGCTCATTCAGAAGCCTAAAGGCATCCGACGGAACCCATATTGACTTCGTGGATGGGACAAAGGATATAGCCACGAAGGGATGATATCCAGCCTCGTATAGAACACTCTCCTGCTCACGCATCTTGATATCAGGGAAGTCGGGTGCTACGCAGATTATCATGCCATTGGTCACATCGTGGATTTCATAGAACTCAAGGTATTCCTTCTGCCTGTCATCTACGGTAGTCGCACCTATGGCCTCAGCGAGGCTGAGAGTCGGAGACATGCCCTTGACATTATACTTCGGGTCCTCCCTAAGGCTGTCGAACCGACGGACACACCTATGGGCTATCCACTCGACATCATAGAGAGTTCTGGTTCCCCACGGGACTATGATATCGCGAGGCGACACGGACTTTACCCACGGCATGCCAGGCTTTATCCGAGCATCGAATTCCAGCCTCTTGCCCTTCTTCCCGAATTGCGTCAGGGACATGCCAATCTCAGCTTCACCGCCTCCGGCATCAAATTCGGTATCAAAACCCCATTCGGAGTCATAACCGACCTTCAGGAATCCTGTCCCGAAGAGGTAGGCATTAAGGATGGCATTCTCTATCTCCGGATAGAGGCGCATATCTTCGATGAGCTGGTTATCAACAGCCTCCAATATGGGTGCGGTCTTGACAGACTGATAGTCGGCAGGCTTGACTATGATATATGGGTACTGAATACAGAGCTGACTCAGCAGGGAATCACCGGTGCTGGCTATGAGGTTCGGACCCTCATGGTCCTGATTCCTGTCAGTCCCATAGAACAGGTCCTCAAGCCTATTCCACTGATTCTCCTTCCCAAACCTCTTGCGGAAGTTTTTGCCATGCTCAATGTTCTCAAGCCACTCACGGTTCTTCATAAGGTACTCCAATATAAGGCATGATGCCTCTTAGACTTCCCCCTAAGCTCCTCAATGGCAGCCTCCAGCGAGAATGGGTCAAGCCTGGCCTTCTTCTTCTCCTGCACCTTGGCCGATGGCCTATGGAACTCAAGCTGATACGCCAGTGCATCTATCAGGTCATCATGAGTTCCCGACGGGAAGGCCAGAAGCTCAGAGACAAGGTCCTTCATCCATGTTCTGACGAACATAGTTCCTGATGCAAAGCAGGGCTGAAGACCCAGAATCCTGCTGTTCTTCGACCTATGGGAGGACCGGAGAGGTTCTATGACGAACCATTGCCCACGGCCCATCATCTGCTCCTTCAACCAGTAGTGCATGCTGGCCTGATATCCTATGGATTCAATAGCCACTCGCTTGCAGTTCCACCTCTCGGCAAGCTGGAATATGGCGTCTACAACAGGGCCCGGACCACAGCG